CATTATGAGAACAGATGCCTTGATTTACGGATCATTCTAAGCTGTGGTTGATGTGGTGATAGGGGGCTGGTTTCGGCCAGCTCCTTTTTTAAATAAATCTTATGTTGTATAACTTACTGATAGATTGGGAGGACCAGACTGAGGAATCAGGGATAACTGAGCCTTTGACTGTTCAAGAGGTTAAGAATTATCTCAGATTAGAGGGTTTTATTGACAATTCTGAGTCAATATCCTCTGACTTTGATGATGATGATGTTATTATTGAAAACCTAATCACTTCAGCAAGAGAAAGATTGGAGGAGTACACAGGTTTGAGCTTTATCCCTAAGACTTGGGAAATAGAACTGACAAATCTTTGTGGAAACTTTGACATTCCTTTTGGTCCTGTAAATAGTATTATCTACTTAAAGGATGATGAAGGTGACTCAATCAGTACAGATGACTTTGACCTATCTTTTAACAATAGAATCTTAAAGACTCCTACTTATGAGAATATGCTCTTAAAGTATGAGGCTGGATATACAATCCTACCTAAAGGTCTTAAAGATGCTATGTATAAAGAGGTGGCTTATCGTTATATCAACAGAGGTGATGAAAATGTAGATGGATTAAGTAAAGAGGCAATGGTTTTGGCTGCTAAGTACAAAACTTCAAATTGGATAGGATGATAGGAACTACCAAACCAATCAAGTTGTTAAAATACACCACTACAATAGATGTTAATGGTGATGCAACTGAAACTGTGGCCACTACCTACAAAATGTGGGCTGAGGTTACAGATGGCGGTGGTGGTAGAAATCAGGATGCAGGTAGAACTGAGAATAGTGATACTAAGACATTTAGAATCAACTTTAGAGATTATAATATCACACCTGATTACAAGATTGAATACTTTGGGCAGACTTATTCTATAAGTAGTGCAAGCAGAGTAAATGAGCAACGATTTAATTGGGAAATAACAGCCTTTTCAATATTTGAGCTTGATTAAACTTGCAGTCATAGGAGTTGATAGTCTAAGTAATAGACTTGCTGGTGTAAGCCGAGAACTTAAGGAAGAAGTACAAGCAGAAGTTCGTGGTGCTGCTATGGAGTATGTTGCTTTGGCAAAAAGAGACTGTGTTAGTTCGGGAGGTAATACCGGAACACTTGCAAGATCAATTTCATATAAAAAGGAAACACCTTATAGCTATTTAGTAAGTGCTAATACTTTCTATGCTCCTTATGTAGAATTTGGAACAAAGCGCAAGTTTAAGCCTTATCCAGGCACAGAGGAGTTTGCAGCTCAATATAAAGGATTGCCAAAAAGAGGTGATTGGATAGATATGCTGATGAGTATCTACAAATGGGTGCAGAGAAAAGGAATAGGGGCAACCTATAGTGTAAAGACAAGAAAGAAGGTCAGACAAACAAAAGACCAAAAGTTACAGATTGCATTTGCAATCACTATGAGTATTCTTAGGAATGGTGTTGAAGCAAAGCCATTTTTTTATAAGCAAATACCAATAGTCAGAGAAAGTTTAAATAAAAGAATTAAAGCATTATTAAGTGGCATTTAAGACAGCTCCATACGAAATTAAAACAGCTTGGTGGAATGTACTAAGTGGTATTATTAGTGTGCCTGTCTATAAGGATGCAGTACCATTACAAGCAAATGGTAATTATGTATTAATTAAGTCAGATGGTTCTAATCAAACAGAACTAAACAATTCAGCATTTTTTCAGTCTGTTGTCATAATATGCGAAATTTACACAAAGTTTGCAACTACAGGACAAAGCAAGACTGCTTATGATATAGCACAAGAGATTTATGATGAAATAATCACAAGTCCTAACTCTTTTGGCATAACTTTAACAAACTTTCAGATTACACAAATCACAGTACAATCAGAGACTGAATTGTATGAGGATGATGGTAGTGAGAAAGTTTTTAGGTTGATAATTAGATACGAGCATTTTATAAATCAAAATTAAATACAAACAAAATGGCAGATGCTACAACAATCTCAGGGAGTGTGATGTTCATTGAATATTCAGATTCTCCGAGTAGTGCAAAAAAGTCGGCTGTTTGCCAAAGTGAGGGATCATTTGATGGCAGCCGCAATGTGGTTAGTGATGAGACTAACTGTGGAACTTTGAAAGTATTAGGACCTCAAAACAACCGATTCACATTGAATGCAGTTGTTGACACAATTCCTGATGCAACTGAGGCTTCCTACAATGATTTCCAAACTTTGTATGCCAACAACACTAAGAAGTATTGGCACTTGACTGATTCAGCAGAGACTATCTATCACGGTGGTTATGGCTGGATTAGTTCATTAGGTCAGCAGAATGTTAGCGGTCAGACTGCTAAGTTCACTATGACTATTGAGATTGAGGGAGACATTGATACTGAACCTGCAAGCTAATCACTATGAAAACAATCACACACAGCATAGGAGGTCAAGACAGAATTTTGGATGTCGGTAAGATGTGGTTCACTAAGTTTTTTGGTGAGTCCACATCTTCTGACCCATTGTTTATGACCGACCTATTAAGTAAACCTGACAAGCAATTTGACTTTATTTGTGGCCTTGTTTATGCTGGTATGAACTGCCACTTCAAGGTAATTAATGAGCCTAATTTAGTAACTTTAGAAAAGGTGCAAGAATGGGTAGGATTAATGGACCAAAATGATGCAGCCGCATTGATAAGTAAATTTGCTGAGGTTAATCAAGCACAACAGCAGGGGGAAAAGTAAGCCCAGGCAAAAGCCTGACCTGGGATGAAATGAGGTCGGAAGCATTTGGACAAATAGGCCTACTTCCGCATCAGTTTTATGACTTAGAAGTTGATGAGTATATACTCTTAAGGAAAGGTTATATTGAAAAGGTTAAGACTGACTCTATACTTTTAAGGTTTCAGACTGCACTCATTTGTGAGGCATTTATAGGTAAGGGCAATGGGGCTAGGTTTGTGATGGATAGTTGGCAACTTGATGAAAAGTCAGAACTTAACCAAGAGCAGATTAGGACTTTGTTAAAAGCTAAGAGGGAAAAGGAAGCACTAAAAAGAATAAAGAATGGCTGATGGCTTACAAATAAGGATAGCGGCAGATGTTGAAGCAGCACTAAGGTCATTACAACAAGTTCAAAAGCAGTTAGAAAAAACTCAATTAGCTGGCGAAAGTGCTGCAAAGGGTGCTGATGCGGCTGCAAGAGGTTTTAGTAAATTACCTCAATCTGCTAATCAGGCTACCTTAGCAATGTCTAACTTAGGCCGAGTGGTGCAAGATGCTCCATTTGGTTTTATAGCTATTGCCAACAACCTTGATCCTTTATTACAATCCTTTCAGCAATTACAAAAGACAAGCGGTGGTACAACAGGGGCTTTAAAGTCTTTATTAGGCTCATTGACAGGACCTGGTGGTATTGCATTGGCTTTATCAGCAGTTACCTCAGCCATAACATTTGCTCAGATTGGTTTTGACAGATGGTTTGGTGGCTTATCTAAAAATAAGGGTGTTGTAGATGAGCAAGCTAAAGAATTTCAAAGATTACAAGAAGTAATTAGGTCTTTAGGAGGTTCTGTAGGTAATCTGACTATAGAATTTGGTGCAAGTGCCAATGCTCAGATATCTAAAGTAAATGCTCTTATTGCTGTAGTAAATAACTTAAATGCTACAGATGAGGAGAGGCAAAATGCACTTACACAATTACAGCAACTTAATAAGGCTTATTTTGGTGATGTAACTTTATCAGCCAAAGGTCTTGAATTACTTAAATCAAGACAAGATGAGTATAATAAAGCATTACAGAATCAAGCTGCACAGCAAGGCTTTATTAATAAACTTAATGATGCTGAAGTAGAATCTGCAAAAGTAGAAAATAGAGTAGCAAGTTTACAGAAACAACTTGTCAATCTTAGGTCTGAATTAGCAAGAACACCAAGATTTGAGATTAAGGGACAAACTGAGGTAGAAACAAAAAGATACCGAGAATTACAGGGTCAAATAACTACTGTAAATAATGAGTTAAAAAATCAAGAATCTGCATTAAATGGTCTGACAGATGCAAGGTCAAGATTACAGCAAGGAATATCACAAACAGTCACTGCTGGAGTAGGGTTTAAGCCATTAGTAGAGGATAAAACATCAATTAATAAAGGTGTTCAAGATATAATAGCTGAAGCAAAAAGGATATCCGCTGCTACAGATGAAACTATTAGTCTTAAATTAAATATAACTCCATTTGATTCTGAAGCTGAACAATTTGAAAAATCAAAGGAATTTTTAGATAAATTTAAAGCTGGATTATATAGGTATGCACTTACTGTTCCTGCTGCTGAAATTAATCTTCCAATTGCATTACCTAAAGAAACATCAAGCATTAAAGAGGGTGTCACAGCATTTGGAGCAGTATTAAGTAAAGAAATTAATGATTATTTTAAGTCTAATACAGTTATTGATTATTCGTTAATTCTTGCTCAGTTACAAAAAGGGGCAGCTAAGAATAATAATTTTACTTTCTTAAATTTTTCTGGTTTAACTAAAGAGGCACAAGAGTTAGCACAGACAGGGCAGATGATAGCCAATATGTTTACTCCATCCTTAGAGGCTATGATTGATGCCATAGGTAGGGGAGAGAATGCTTTTAAGGCATTTGGTGAGGGGGTAAAAGCGGTATTAGTACAAGTAATCCAAAAATTAGCCGCTACAGCAATTTTGGCTGGAGTGTTGGCAGCTTTATTTCCAGGTGGTTTAGGTGGTTCACAAGGCTTTGGAGCCATATTTGGCAAACTATTAGGGTTTAGAGCAAATGGTGGACCTGTTACAGGGAATAGCCCTTACATTGTTGGTGAAAGAGGTCCTGAGTTGTTTGTCCCTTCAGTTAGCGGATCAATAGTCCCTAATAACTCAGTAGGTTCATTTATGAGTGGTAGAGGAAGTGATAGTGGCAGAGGTTCTGTACTCAGAGGTCAAGACATAATTTTAGCTTACGCAAGAACACAAAGAAGTCAATTAAGAGTTAATGGCTAATTACTACAAAGGAAGTTTTGTCAATACTCAGGTTGATTACACGGACAATAGTCCGAATGAGCAGACCTTTTATCTAAAGATAACCGATACTACAGTATTTGATGGGTCAGAGGTTACTTTAGAAATGGCTGATGCTCCTATTGTTTTACAGACAGTAGATAATTCAGAAGATAAATTTACACCAATTAAAAGTAAAAGTTGCAATCTAAGAGTATTTACTGATGACACGGTAAATGCTATGACTTTTGCTGGAGGTGGTGACACGCAATATAAAGTAGAGGTTGCAGTTAATAGTGAGTCAGATGTAATATTTACAGGATGGCTTTCTTTGTCAGACTTAGGGCAGACATTTCAACCTGATCCTAATGTATTGCAATTAATAGCTACAGATGGAATAGCTTTTTTGAGAGATATACAACTAAGTGATGATGATGACAGATTTTTAACTAATAATCATCCATTAATTAACTATATCAGTTGGGCTTTAAAAAAGACAGGTTTAGAGTTAGAGATTTGGATTCAAATGAATCTATTAGAGGAGGATGCTATTTATGATTCTCCTTTATATCACTTTTACAATACTGTCTATTTAAATGCACAAACATTTGAACAAGAAGTAGGTCAATTACAAGACTGTTATAATGTTTTAGAAAAGATATTAGGTGAATTTTGTATATTAAGTCAGCAGAAAAATGTATGGTTTATTAAGTCTGTTGATGAGGCGAATTATAGTAGTTTTAGAATTTGCAAATTTGATGCGGATGGCATTCCTATAGAATATATCACAGAAACATTTACTAAGAGCATTGGTTCTTTAGATGATATTGCATTTATGAATGATGATGCAAGATTGTCATTATTAAGACCTTTTAAATCTGTGCAACAAGATTTTAATTATGAATATCCTGTTGAAATTATACCTAATTTAGGGTTTGAAAGAGGTGCATTAGTAGATGAGACAAACCCTTTAGACAAAATATACAAATTTGATAATTGGACTATTATTCAAGGTGTGCCAGGGTTTTATGCAGCCCCATCATCTACTTCTACAATTCATAGGATATTTGACACTAATGATACAGAGATTGAAAGGTATGTAGTATTAACACCTAAGTCAGGACAATCTTATAGCCTTAATCTTGTAAACTATGCAAGAAGTGAGGCCTTTTATATACAAGAAAAAGATAAGTTTACAGTTAGTGTAGATTGGAGGTTACCTAATAATATAGGACCTGGCGGTAATGGTAACTGTGACCTTATGAAAGCTGTACTTTATGGTGATGATGGTTCTTGGTGGCTTTTAGGAGTACCAACAGTAGGATCAATTGAGTACACCTGGTATGACACATCAAATTGGACAACTAATACAGGAAAGGCAGCTATTTCAGTTGACTTTGATATAGACCTAACAGAATGGCAGAATGTAAATTGGGAGGCTCCTCCTGCACCTGTAAATGGTAGATTATATATATGGATTAACCAATTTAATCAACTAAATTCAGGTAATGATGATGTTGATATTTGGTATTCCAATTTGGAATTTACATACATACCTTTAATTAATGGTTCTTATCAAAAGTATAGTGGCCAAAGCCATAAGAGTGAGCAAGTTTTTGATACTATAGCAAGTAGAGTCAACACAGTATATATGACAGATGCCCCTAAGCAAGAGTTAAAGGGGACAATGATGAAAAAAGCAGGAACTGAGTTAGGATATAGTGGAAATGCTGTTTTTGCTAATGGTAATGCAGTTACCTTAGATGGTTTCCAAACACCCTACTTTAATGTAAATGACTATGTTTCAGTTATTAATACTACAAGCAACAATGGTACATATAGAATAACTGAGGTATCTTACTCAAATGCTTTGAACAAAACTACATTAGGTTTTCAGCAAAGCACAGTAAGTGAGACTGATGCTACTACTACTATAAATGTATTTACATATGAGTTAGTAGAAAGTTTCTATGATTCTATTTTATGGCCTGGTGGTGGTGGACCTCCTGAGGCATTTTATGCTTATGGTAAACATCAGAATCAAGCAGTATGGAATCAATACAATAGGGTGTTTAGTGCTTTCGAGGCTACTTGTGATGGATTGGATACAGATAAAACAGATGCCTTAGGGCTTCCTGATTTGCCTGATTTAATGCACTTATATTATCAGACAGATACTCATCCTGCAACTTACGATAAACAATTTATGGTGTTGCATTATGAGCAAGATACAGACAACTGTGAGTGGAATTTATATATGGTAGAAGTTGGGGCAGTAGATTATCCTAAAACCTATATTGGACACTCATTTAAATATATTCAGAGATGAATGACCCTAAAGTAGTAAGAGGTTCCAATATGATTGCCTCTATAAAGGTAAGTGGCACATTTTACCCTGTATTTTGTGCTAAGTCTTGCTCTTTTGAGATGACTAATGAGATTATCAA